TCAATCCTGAAACTTTACTGCTTTTTGTTTGGTAAGTTCTTCCCACCGGGTAACGATCACATCTACATACCTGGGATCCAATTCCATAGCGTAACAGGTCCGATCTAATTGATCTGCTGCTATGAGGGTTGAGCCGCTGCCAGCGAAGGGTTCATAGACAAGTTGGCCCTTCATACTTGAATTCTTAATCAGCTTCCCAATGAGCGGGATGGGCTTCATCGTTGGATGTAGATCACTCTTGAGCGGCTTGTTTTCATAGAGGACAGTCGATTGTTGATCATCCATGATTCTCTTCAGGATCTCGACGAGTTCCTCTTTCTTCATCTTCTCAATGCTTTGAGTATCATCAAACACTGTAGCCTGGGTTCGGTCGTCCACGAAGTAGTGTCCTACCCCTTCCTTCCAACCATACAGGATCGGCTCATGTCTCCAGTGATAATCATGGCGGCTGAGATTGAATGAGTTCTTTACCCATATCAGATTCTCTGAGAACTTGAATCCGGCTTTCTGGAAGGCATATTCGAAGCTCAATCGTTCAACATCACTGTGGAAGACATAGATGACTCCCCCGATCTTCAAGTGCTCATAAGCGTTGGTATACATCGCTAGAAGGAAATGATAGAAGTTATTGCTATCCATGTGATCATTGAGGATCTCATTGTTCTTCCTTTGACCATTCTTGAACATTTTGTGGTAGTCGATCTTGTTTTCATAATTCACATTGTAGGGTGGATCAGTAACAATCAAGTCAGCCAGCTTTCCTTGCATCAGCATTTGCACGTCATTGGGGTCGGTGCTATCGCCACACATCAACCGATGTTCTCCCAGCTGATAGATACATCCCCTCTTTGACTTCGGCTCTTCTATGGCTTCTAACGCGGCTTCCACATCGAATTCATCATCGGTAGCGACACTGGTATCCATCTTGGCCATGAGCTCTTTGATCTCTTGATCATCGAAACCGGTCATTCCAACATCGATCTGGTTTTCGAGCTCCAGGAGAAGATCCTTGAGCTTGTCCATCTGCCATTCACCGGAAATCTTATTGAGGGCAATGTTGAGGGCTTTCTCTTTGACCTTGTCGACATCGACAATGATGACATCGACTTCCTGGTAGCCCATGTCTTTGAGTACTGTGGCTCTTTGATGACCCCCGATGATGGTCAGGTCATGATTGACGATGATCGGATCCACATAGCCGAATTCCTGGATGCTGCGTTTGATCTTCTCGTATTCCGGATCCCCACTCTTCAGAGCTTTACGGGGGTTGTAATCTGCATATTTGAGGTCAGTAATGACCATTTTATTGAGTTGCATTGGTTTCCTTTTTAGAATGGCTTAATCAGTCTGAGGTAGGCTGCTTGGAGGGTGATCTCATTAACCAACCGGTTACGCCAGACATAGTAGGTCGTCTTCTCAACATTCAACAACTCGAAGATACTCTGCTCTGGAAGCTGCTTGACGTATTTGAAGTCTAGAAGCTTACCCATCTCAGTCCCTTCATATTTTTTGAAGATCCCTTCTATGATAATGGACCATTGTTGATCTTCAAGTAGCGAACTGTCTTTAATTTTTTGACGATTAATCAGGTAATATTCAACACCCTCACGGTATTTGTTCATTGAGATTCCTTTCTCTCATACGCATGTTCATGCGTTCATTATTATTCAGCTGTACACAGTAATCTCCAGTCATTTCGTAGATCCTGGATCCTATGGCTTCATCAATGGTTAGAAGCTCCTTAATGACCTTCTCGCTACTGATGATGGTAATCAGATCTTTGTCTTGGTATCTTGCGTTGAGGATTTCAAAGGCGATGTTGATGTCAGCTGTTGAAGGCGACTTCCCTCTTTCGGTTTTGAAGAGATCATCGATGTACAACACCTTGATCGTTTTATAAGATTGGATTGTGGTTTGGTAGTTCGTTCCTTCAACCAGGTTCGTTTTGAGTTTCACGACTTCATCGCGCCATAACATATACAGCGTTTGGTTTCCCAGGTTCATCAGCTCGTTGACGATCGCGGTACAGATGTGGGTCTTTCCGGCTCCGACTTGGCCACCGATGAAGAACCAATGACCTTGGTCTTGGACAAACGAGAGTGCTTTCTCTTTGATGATCCGCTGCCACATTGCCTTTGAATCATAGGTTTCGAAAGTATAATCTTGGATCAGTTTCTTCATCCCACTCTTTTCGACGATACCTTTTGTTTCTCTCTTCTTTTGACAGTCACAGGGTTTCAAAGCGGTATAGCCTTCATCCAAGATCATGATGTAGCCCTTGTTCTTACAGAGTTGACAATTTTGACCTTTAAGCGTTCCCTGCTCATTATTGTATCTTTGGATCTGAGTCTCAAGTGATACCGAATTTGATGAGCTAGTTGAGAGTGCATTGGGAAGACATTGTTGAATCGCCTTCATTACAATTCTCCTCTTCTACCGGATACAGATGCTCAGATCCAAGGATAATCCCATGGGACGGGAACTCCTCACTATCCTTCGGCAACGGTTGCCCGCTTTCTTTTTTATTATTTTTTTCTTTAACTTTCTTTTTGCTACCTGCTATATCTAATGCTAATGCTATGTCTTGACTTCCTTGACTTGTCCCCGACATTTTCGAGACCACTATTTCGCTTTGTTTTTTCTGCTTTGCGCGTTGCTCTTGTTTCTTGATTCGGTTATATTCCTTGATGATTTCAAGCTTTTCGATGTTTTGATACACTTCCCAGTTCAGGATCGAGATCACATTCTCTTTTATCGAGATCATATTGAATTGGGTAAATAAACCAAGCGCTTTTCCCACTCTTTCAATGGGGTGTTTCAGTTCAACCGCCAACATTTCCACCGTGTACGGGACATTGTCCGAGAAATAGATTAGACCGCAATCATTGGTATCCGCAGCCAAACACATCAACTGAATCCAGATCAATGCCATGTCATTCCCTTCTGTTTGATCACGAATTTGGGTAATCTTTCGATTCTTGAAGATGTCTGAAGCCAGTTTTACCCATCGGATATCAGTCATAATAGCCTTCCATAAGTTGGTAGTGTTTCCAATTTCTCAATTTGATATAACCTTCTTCAAAAACGATCATATGGAATTCTTCAAAGATATCCAGCGCTTCTTGAATGATCCGGGGATGAAATCCGGAAACAACAGACATGTCCTGGACAGAAAATGGGTTTCCATCTGGACCACCGATCGTATCGTCATCATAGGCTGTTGCGCCAAGTGTAAGTAAATAGATCCAAAAATTGAGGTAAGCATGTCCATCTGCTTTACTACGAATGAGTTTGATTTTGGGATTCTCAAAAAAATGAACATCTAAGTTTACTACGTGGGTTCTATACATTATGAATTCTCCCTCTTATTTCTTTGACTGTTTTCTGAGATTTTCGAGTTTTACTCGTTTCTCATCAATTGAGGATCGGGTATAGATCCGGGTTGTTTCTAATGAACTGTGACCCAGAATATCCGCCAAGTCCAAGACATTGTTGTATTGAGCCATAAACGACTTCGCAAACAAATGCCTGAAACTATGCGGATGAACTTTATCCAGATTGACTTTGGCAGCCCCGGCAATGATCTTCATCTGTCTCCAAATGGTGGAGTAGCTAATGACGAAGATCCTGCCGGATTCTATTTTATGGACTCTAGCGTATTTACGAAGTTCTCTGGCCAATTCAAGGGTTAAGATGATGTCTCTTTCCTTGCCTTTGTTTTGAACACTGAAATGTGTTCCTTTGAGATTCTCGATCGTAAACCACTCAAGCTCATTGATCCGTATACCGGTGGTCAGAATAATCTTGATGATGAGGTAGATGTCTTCTCTATCTCTTTGTTTCGCAAAACGAAGTAAACGTTTCGCATCAGCTTCACTGACCACGTTCGATAGACTGGATTTTTGTTGCGTTTTAATTTCGCGTACCCTAAGGTCGCCTTGACCGCACCACTTCAAGAACGTGTTGAGGATGGTGAGGTAATTATTGATACTGGAGGTCAGGTAACGACCCTCGCATAGGTGTTCCTTGTAGGCCAGTACATCAGTTTTCGTGATCTCAGTTTCGTCTGGAATAAAGTCAATGAATTTCTGGATATCTCGAGTGTATTTCGAGAGGGTCCGTTTCGATTTCTCATTGAGTCTTTGTTCCTGGATAAACGGAGACTGCGCTTTACTAAAGTCTTCCTTACGCATTAGTGTTTACTGGTGTCAAATGAAATTTGAATGATGGGCAATTAATAGGACAGCTCTCCAGCCTTTGAGGATTGCGTGGTGTTTTGCTCTTTATATTGTCTCAATGCGAAACTATAATTGAGTCCTAAGACCTTGAACACCAGATGAGAAGGAACCTTACTAGGTCTAAGATTGTAGGGATCATTCTCTAGCTTCTTACATTCATCAAACACTTTCGAAGCACTCTTCCATCGAACACCGCCCATCAATTCTTGAATATCACTCTTGGTTGCGTAAGCATTAAATAGGATTTTCATAGCACACCCCTTCCCTTCGTTCAGTCTAGCCGCACATTTTGTGCGCTACTCTGCATAGAAGATAGAATCTACTGTTACACCATAGTATCTGGCCAACTTCATCTTGGCTGAATCCACCGGCATCCGATATCCTCTTTCATAGGATTCCAGCGATTTAACCGTTAATTTGGTGAAATAAGCCACTTCTTCCCGGGTTTTAGACCCTCTCAATGCCATCAATCGCATGCCAACCTTTATTCGATCCAAGCGACTACCTCCTTGTCCCAGAGCGGGAAACATCAAGCCTCATCTCGGCCCGCAAGGATATTCTAAAAGACTTCACCCTGAAAGTCTAGCGCATTTTGAAATGTTATCGTTGCGTTCCCACGCTTCGTGTGGTATACTTTCCCATGAGGTGAACCTTATGGCTACTTTTAATGAACGCTTAAGAGATTTGAGAAAAGCTTCCGGTCTAACTCAGAAGCAACTCGCTCAGGATCTTGAACTTGGTGAGAGTACGGTCAGTATGTATGAGCAAGGATCACGTGAACCTGACTTCGAACTCTTAACCAGAATTACAGATTACTTTAATGTCGATGTTAACTTCCTGTTGGGTCGAATCGATAACCAGGTGTTCGCACCAGTAAGTAGAATCGTACGTGCCAAGAAGATCCCAGTTTATGGGCGGATCGCTGCCGGCTCCCCTTTTAGTGCTATTCATGACGATTTGGGTGAAATTGATATTCCGGGCTGGTTGGCCAAGAAAGACAATCTGTTTGGCTTGATCGTTTCCGGAGACAGTATGAACCGGATCGTCCCGGATGGGTATATAGCAGTCCTGCAGAAGACCTCAGTGCTTGAAAACGGCGACGTTGGAGCGATCTTAGTGAATGGTGATGACGCCACGCTGAAGAAGTTTATTCGCCTGACAGACTATATCGTGCTTGAACCCCTGAGCTTCAATCCGATCCATAAGCCATTCATGTTTGGCAAGGATGAACCGGATGTTCAGATCCTTGGCAAGCTAGTTTGGGCTTGTGCCCCACACGAACTTTAAGACAAAAAAACACCCCATTGCGTTGGGGTGCGGTACAACTAATTCTCGGAAGAAAGGGTTGTACCTTCATTATATCAAAAAAATGGAGGACTTCAATTATGGCTGTTTATAGAGACGTTCAGAGGAAGACATGGTTCGTTAGTGCTGCTTATCGCGATTCAACCGGTAAAGCAGTGGTCCATACCAAACGCGGTTTTGAGACCAAGCGTGAAGCCCAGAACTATGAGACCGATTTCAGGAAGAGTTTGAATCCTACCGCCAGTCAATCCATCACCTATGGGGAGATCCTGGAGAAGTTTCTTGAGAACAAGAAAGGCACAGCCAATGCGGACTCGATCCATGAGTACAAGCATGTGGCTGATCTGTTTCTCACTCCCTTGTATACCAGAAAGTTCTCAGCGATCAAATCCAAAGACTACATCACTATTCGCTCAAACATCCTAGACTCCTCTTACTCCAAGAGTTATAAAAACAAAGCGATCACCTTACTGAAATCAATTTCGCGATTTGCCTACAACTTCTACGACTTCAAGGATCAGACCAAGATGCTTTCTAAGCTCGCCGGTAACAGCGACGACAAGAAGGACATGCAGGTTTGGACCCCTGAGCAGTTTGATCAGTTCATCCAGCATGTGGACACGGATGTCTACAAGTGCTACTTCACCCTTCTCTTTCGTACAGGTCTTAGACGTAGTGAAGGCAAAGCGTTACTCAAAACGGATCTCAAAAACGGGATCCTCAACATCGACAAAAGCATTCGTTCAAACTCTGTTGGCTTTCGGCCCTTAAAGAACGTCGCCAGCAAGCGGAAGATTCAGCTTGATGAACATATGGTCGAGATGTTGAACCCGCTTCTAAAGCGCCCAGGTCGCTTCCTATTTGGAAACGATGAGCCGGTAGGCATCTCTTCGATCCAAAGACAATTTGTCGATGCGATCACCAAATGTAACGATGCATTGGCCAAAGAGAACCTTCCCCTCTTACCGGTGATCCGGGTCCATGATCTGCGCCACAGTCACGCATCCAACCTGATCAGTAAGGGTGCCAATATTGTCGCGGTATCGAAACGCCTGGGCCACTCTGATGTCAACATGACCCTCAAGGTCTATACCCATCTTATGAAGGAATCTGAAGAGAATTTGATGACGATCCTCAAGACATTCTAGTATAGTCACCTGTATAGTCACAGTTATAGTCACAAACGAAGCTTATCAATGAGTTTCGTTTTCTTTTGGAGCAGGTGTTTTTTCACTCAGGAAAGTGAATATTTCCTCGCATTGTATAGTCACCGTATAGTCACGGCACAAAAAAAGCCCTGATTTAGGGCTTAAAACGCTAATGGAGCAGGTGAGGGGAATCGAACCCCCGTATCGACCTTGGGAAGGTCGCGTTCTACCATTGAACTACACCTGCATTGCCTAATCATTTTACCATAAACAACAAAAAAATCTCAACCGAGATTTTAAGTTTTAAGATGGAGCAGGTGAGGGGATTTGAAATAACCTTTAACCAATCCTTCAATCCCCTTCAAACCCCGCATACTCTTTACCAAACCTTACCAAGATTTACGGGCTCTTACAATTTGTATAGTCAATTGTATAGTCACGGATGAATAAAATGTTCAATGATTTTGTTAGTTTTTACACTCTCACATACTAGATGTTTCAATTTTGATATTGAACAACTACCCTTTGACCGATCCCGATGTCAAACCTTTAACAAAATATTTTTGAAGTACCAAGAAAAATATAACTACTGGGATCATCGCCATAACTGACATGGCAAAAACATAGCCCCAATCTGTTCTGTTATGAGCCTGAAAGAACATTGTTATTGCAACAGGCATTGTTCTTATAACATCTGTTTTGAGAATAGCTTGTGACCATCCAAGTTCTTCAAATGGAAATAGGAAATTTAAGATACTTACTGCTGCAATAGCTGGTGAAACCATAGGAAGTATAATGTGCCTATATATTGTAAACACACTACCTCCATCGATCAAAATAGATTCGTCTAACTCTATAGGGATATTATCTTCAATATATCCTTTAAGTAAGAATGTAGAAAAAGGTATTACCCAAGCACTATAAAATAGAATGACGCCCCAAGTATTATTAATTAATCCAAAATATGCAGCAAGTTCAAATTGAGGAATAATCATAGCTAAACCAGGAATAAGCATGATTGAGATTATAAAGCCAAATATTATCTTCTTTCCGGGTATCATTAATCTTGCAAATGAATAAGCAAGCAATGATGACACAATTGCAGCGATCACTACTGTTGCTGAAGAAACAAAAATTGTATTAAACAAATATCTAAAAAACATGACGTTTTTTAGTATATATTGGAAATTTTCCAAAGTTAACTCATTTAGAGGTGGAAACAATACTGGTGGGTATGCAAATGTAACACTATTGTCCTTCAAGGATGAAATAACCATGTAAATCATCGGAATAACAACAATGAAAATCCCGATAATCAAAAGCGCATATCTAAACAACATCATCTTACTTATTTTGTGTTGGCCAATCTGAATTATTGATTTACTCTTACTCATTTTGGATCTCCATTAAATCTTGTTAGTTTAAACATAACAATAGTAATTACCAGAATAATTAAAGCAATAATGACAGATAACGCAGCTGAATATCCCATGTTTAATGCATCAAATGTTTGAAAATACATCCATGTCAACACAACTTCAGTTTGATGGAATGGATTTCCTCCTGTCAGTACTGATATAGGAGTATATGTATTAAATGCTCCAATCGTTAACATAATAAGAGCAAATACTATAGTTCCTTTAATCCCTGGAATTGTAATAAAGAAGAATTTTTGCACACCATTTGCTCCATCCATATCTGCTGCTTCATATTGATCCTTAGAAACAGCTTGTAAAGCTGCCAAAAATATAATCATATTCCAGCCAATGCCCTTCCAAATGCCTAAAATCATCGCCACAAATAATGCTGACCATCGAGTACTTAACCAACCTATCGGCTCATTAACAATATGAAATATATCGGAAATAAAATAGTTTAAGAGTCCATAGTTGCTGAATATATATCTAAATAGCAGAGCAACAATAACCCATGAAGTTATTACAGGTAAATAGTACGAAATTCTAAAAAAAACGGAATATTTTGTGATTCCATTAATTAAGACTGCAATTAGCAACCCTAACGCAATCTGAAATGGTACAGTTACGACAACATAAACAAGAGTATTAACAATAGCTATTTTTGCTGTTGGATCATTTAATACTTTAATGTAATTGCCTAGACCAACATATGGAGATATTTGTTGATATCCAATCTTCCAATCAAAGAAACTCATAACAATCATTTTGATCATTGGATAAAACACAAACATGGAAACAAAAATTAATCCCGGGATAAAAATCACCAAGATTCTCCAATCAAAACGATTTACTAATTTATTTTTTTTTGATTGCAACATAATTTTAATTTGTGTCTCCTTTGATCTAATTAAAACAGAGGGGGGTATGTAATAATTAGATTGTACATACCCCACACATCTATATAATAATAATTAGCTACCTAATAATGCATCAATTTCAGTTGCTGCTTCATCTAGTGCTGTTTTCACAGGTTTTGTTCCTGTGATAGCTTCAGCTACTTTAGCAGCAATAATATTTTCAACTTCACTCCATTTTGCAATTACAGGTCTTGCTTTTGCAGTTAATAAAGCTTTAGCAAACACTGGTAACAATGGCATTGCTGCTACTGCTTCAGCATTTGTTAATGCTTCCAAATTAACTGGCATTTGTCCTACTTTCGCCATTTCAACTTGTGCATGAGTATCAGTCATAAATTTAACAAATTTCCAAGCAGCTTGTTGATGTGCTTCATCTGAGGCTTTAAACTGCATGAAATTCTCTCCGCCTAGAACACTGATTGATCCAGCACTGCCTTCAGGAAGAGGAATCGCTTCATATTGAATGCCTGCTGTTTTGTTAGATGCCCCTCTCCAAGGTCCATCTAATTCCATAGCATAAGTTCCTGCTGACCATCCATCTGTATCACCAACAGCTCCTGGATCCATGGAAGGTCCAGCAACTACACCGGCTGCATATAAGTCAGCTAACTTTTGAATAACTTTTACAACGATTGGACTATTGATATACCCTTCTGCAGTTTTGTTATCTGGTGACAATACATCTCCACCTTCACTCCAAATATATGGTCCAACATTCCATATTCCAGTCCAAGGTTCTACATATCCAATAACTTCATTCTTTGTCAGAGCCGTTGCCGTCGACCAAACCTCGTCAAGAGTTTTAGGTGCAGCGAGACCGGCTGCTGATAAAAGTGTCTTATTATAGAACAAAATCTTTGTATTGGTATTTGCAGCAATGCCATAATAATCGGACCCCATTAAGTTTGAACTATTTGGCTGGCCCAAAACTTTAGCTGCTTGAGCATCATAATCATCATAATCACTTAAAGCAAGTAATATATTTAAGCTTTGAAACTGAGGAACAAAAGCGATATCACCACGTAATACATCTGGTAAAACGCTTGTTTGTGCACCAAGAACGACACTGTTCTTAAGTGCTGACCAATCCATAAATACTTGATGCACCTTGATATTAGGATTTGCATCTTCAAATTCTGCAATTAAATCTTCTAAAACCTTTACTTGTCCATCACCTGCCGAATAGTTATGCCAGAATTCAATTGTAACTTTTTCTGTTACTGCTTTTGGGGTACATCCAGTAAGTGAGGCGACCACAAACAAAGCTAGTATAATGACAATAAATCTTTTTGCTTTCATTTTTTTCCTTTAGTTCTTTCTTTTTTAGAAAACATTTAACCCCTTCATTCTGTAAACCCTTTAGTTCTTTTAATCTTTCTTTTACTTTCCTCCTTCATTTTATATCACCAGTTAAGAATCTGTTCTCAACTATGGTTCACTATGTTTTTATAATTTATTCTCTTGATTTTTATCTTTAAATAAGGTCTTCCATTCTTATTTCCAAATCATTTTCAATTATTTTTATAATTCTAAGTGCTTTTGGCTCTATAAATAGCTTGATGTTTTCTTCTTTTTTCTTTGGCAAATCCAAACTTATAAAGATCGAGATATCAAAATCAATACTCTTTCCACTTTCCGAACTATTAAACAGTGAAATTATTGTTTCTGTTTTATACTTTCTAACAAAACCATATATAGAATCATCTAGGTCTAAATGTTTAAAATCACCAATTTTCAATGCTTTATGCTCTTTTCTAATTTGGATCATCATTTGATAGAACTGTAAAATTTCTTGATTAATTGAGTCCCATTTCATTGTTGTTCTACAATCCGGATCCGTTTCACCTTCAGTCCCGATTTCATCACCATAATAAATGATAGGCATACCTGGATATGTCATTTGGAATCCGATAACCATTTTAAAAATTGATAAGTCACTTTCACATACAGTCAAGATTCTTTTTGTATCATGACTTCCCAAAAGGTTATATAAAATGTTTGTTACTTGCATAGGATATGAAAATAACAATTTTTCAATTCTTGATTGAAACTCAAACTTATCAATACTTCCCTTAATGAAGTACTCAATAACATTTGTTCTAAACAAATAATTCATGACGGAATCTAATTGATCACCTCTCAATAAATCTCTTCCATCATGCCAAGTTTCACCGGTTAACAGGATCTCAGGATTGACCGATTTAGTAGCTTTTCTGAATTCTTGCCAAAACGTGGAGTCAACTTCATCAGCGACGTCTAGTCTCCATCCATCTATATTGGTTTCTTTGATCCAATACGTTCCAACTGAGATTATAAACGCTCGCAATGTTGGCGACGAATAACGTAATTTCGGCATCCATTTATAATCACCAACACATTCATAGTTCACATTTTCTGTATCAATGCTATCGCCGTTAATGTAAAACCAATTCCAATATTGAGATTCCTTGCCTAGTTTGATTACATCTTGAAATTGAAACGAATAATAACCAATATGATTGAATACTCCGTCTAGTACAATTTTCATTTGTTTTTTATGCGCTTGGTCCACTAAAGTCTGAAGATCGTTGATTGTCCCGAAAGAAGGATCAATTTTGAAATAATCTACAGTATCATATTTATGATTTGAATTGGAAGTAAATATTGGTGTTAAAAAGATGACTTCTATTCCAAGTTCCTTTAAGTAATCCAGCTTATTTAAGATACCTTGTAAGTTACCGCCAAAAGAGTTGATCCGATCCGGCTTGTTTTCCCAATTCTGATATGATCGATATAATTCTTTCCCAATATGAAATCTATCAGGAAAGATATGATATCCCGTAATTCCTTCAGCCCAAGAAGGAATTGTGAATATATCTAACTCATTTGTACTCTGAAACTCAAAATACTCTCCATTATGTATTTCCTTAAATCCAGTTGGCGTATAAAATCTTTTTTCGTTACCAGAAATAACTTCGAAATAGTAATTTAAATATCTTACCGGTTCTTTAAACGTTAACCTACAAAAATGGTAACTACTCTTGTTCATAATATCGTACGACTCTAATTTGATTGATTTTTTTCTGTGGTCATTAAATCTTTTCCAATATACAAGATTCACTTGAATCGGGCTTTCTAAATGACATTCAAACTTTATAAAGAGTGAATATCTTGTCATTGGATATATGTATTCTTTAGTTTCGTTATGTTTACACAAGTATTGATTCATCTTTTCACCTTAACAGCGAACGCTGACTTTTGATCCTTTCTAGCAACTCTATCGATTAGTATCAAACTGACGAGTTTTTGTTGTTTCACGAATGTCAATATTCGTTGAAATTAGAAGACCTTGATCCATCGTATGTGTGTTTTCAATATGCTCAAAAAGAATTTTCGCTGATTGATATCCTAATTCAAACAGATTGACATTTACAGTACTTACTGTTGGATATAGAAGATCAGCTACTTGATTGGTATCAAAGCTTATTATTCCGATATCGCCAGGGATCGATAGCCCTACTTCTTGTATAGCTCTAATTGCACCAATGCTTATCGTACTATCTGCACAAATTACAGCATCAGGTGCAGAATCGCTTTCTAAGAGTTTCTTCATATGAATATAACCTTCATTCTTATTATTGCTGCATTCAATGACTATAGATTTGTCTAGTTGAATATCACTTTTTTCGAGTCCATTACAATATCCTTCGTAACGTCTATTCGAAAATATTTTAGTTTTATCCAATCCAATGAATGCAATTTTTGTGAATCCATTGTTTAGTAGTTCATACGTGGCCATCTCAGCACCCTTCTTATTGTCAATGTCTACCCAACTAAACGATTCTTTTAAATGTGTTGATTCTCCTATTGCAACAAAAGGAACGCCTTCTCGTTTTAAATCTTTCACCATTTGAGAACTTAAAATTGATGATGGGAGAATAACCCCATCTGTTCTTTTACTTTTAACCAACCAGTCAAGAATACTTTCTTTCTTCATTGTTGTATTTAGGTTAGCTACAATAAGGCTATACTCCTTTTTATAAACTAATTTTTCAATACCATTCATAATTTCATAGAAAAAAGGATTTTGGAATGATTTTTCATCATCAACATCAACTAGTAATGTAACCGTGTAAGACTTATTGTTTGTTAAAGCCTTCGCAATACTACTTGGAGAATAGTTCATAGCTTTGATCACACTAAAGACCCTTTCCTTAGTTTCATCCGAAATTGACGGGCTATTATTGATTACTCTTGATACTGTTGAGCTAGATACTCCAGCCGCTTTTGCTACTTCCTTAATATTTGCCATGTTAGTTCCCTCTCATTCTATTGGTATCGGTTGCATTAAATATAATCAATTATAATATTATTAATAAGGACTATATCCTCTTCAATAGGCTATAAATTTAAGTTTTTTGCAACCGTTTGCATTCTATTTTCAATTTAAAATTAAAGATTAATATTGTCAAATATCTTTTAATATATTTTATTTATGCTGAACACATTTATGATCAGCATTTTTTAAGAATACTAAAGAAAAACAAAATGGAATAAGAAGTCGTTCACCTAAATATAGTGAAAAGCTTGATGCTCGGGATCCGAGTACCATTAAATTCCGAAGATCGAATGTGTCGGATTTTATTAATAGGATAATTTGAAAGCAGTAAGTTTACAATGAGCTTTATGGGTTAGGGTGAGTTTGAAACAAATGGAATAATAGTGGGAGTATCTCATGTCCTCCGCCATAGTGAATAAAACCCTTATTCTATAAGGGTTTTTTGATGTTTTTTCTGACTTCTGACCATACAATGACCATACAAACTTAATTTAGAAAGGCAAATCGTTTGGATCAATAATAATTTTCGAGTAATTCTCATTAATTCTTGACATTACCAATTCAACATAAGCTGGAGCATATGTTGCCATTTGAATAGCAACAGAATTGTATCCTACTATTACCCGATCCAGGATCTCCTTTTTTACCTTATATTTATCAACACAATTAATTCCAATTAACCTAAACACGTTTGATAATCCAACCTCTATATGAAAAGCATATTTCCCACTAATTTCTTTTTCTAATACTTTTAAGAAATCTGTCGTTTTCTCACTATCAAGCATTTCATCAATCTCAAAATTTTTATACCAGTTACCAGGCAGATTAGTAAATGGACTCTCAATATAAGTCTGAACCATTACATTTATATCTTCGTTAATTTTCTGGATAAATTTGTTACTTAAATCTCTTGATTCATTCTCAAATATATTAGTAGTTACCACTTTATTCTCAATTAATCCAAGACTTAAAAGTATATCATTCTCATTTTTGGCAGGACAAATTGTTATATTTCTCTCTGTAAATTTAAAAAATTCATCAATCAACAAACTCTTGTATTTTATGAATACATTATCGTTTGAGATCAGTGTAAATTGATATTCTAACTTTGAAGATTTCGCAAAATCCATAATTGACAGCCAAATTAGAGTATCTTTAAAACCTTTGTCACTACTTCCCTGTTCATTGTTGAAGGGTGCTGTTTTAAACCCAGCACGTGCTATTGTATCCTTCAGATATTTTTCGTAGTTGGTAATTCTAATTCTATTCTTTGAAAACGTATTTTCTATAAAACCATCAACATTTTCGTCGCAGTTTTTTTTCGCTTTATCAATATTACTATAGTCTTTTATTGAAAGATACTTATGCACAATACCATCATCAAGCAATTTCCTAATTTCTATGTATTTATCGATTACTTCTTTTTTCCTTTGATATTTTATTTCATCAACACAAATTTCCGGTATATAAGTTTTATACCCATACTTGCGTATCTTACTAATGGTGTCTGTTAAAGATCTATAATTGCTAAGAACATAATTGGTATCAAAAACGATTATATGATCGCTTTTATCCGCCATGTTAGGGACCGGTATAAACTCCAAGCTTTCTTCCAAGTTATTTTCGTTTTTACTCATATTATTATCTTATCATGATTCAGTTCTTTACCACAATCAGCATTTATTGTGCAAATGCATAAATTAAACTTTTGCCATTTGGAGCAATTAAAATCATAAAGCACTCCTATTTCTCAAACAAAGTGTAAAGACATCGCAAATGACTTAGCTAAACCCATTCTACACTCCTTTTACACAGAAGTTTATTTGCTTAAATATTTTTGGTAGTATAAAATATCTTGTGTAAACGTCCAAAATAGAAAAGGACGAAATTTCTATGAATAGAGGAAGCACTCCGTGTAAAATATTGGTGTCAAATCAACATACAAGGAGCACTTCCCATGTCTAATTTTAGCACAGAATTAATGAGCGCACTTTTCAAAGGTGAAAGTATCGATGAAGTAATGCGGGTTGAGTTGGAGTCCGCTGTGAACGAACTCTTGAAACTTGAGTTGACTGGATTTCTGGACTATGAGAAGTATGACCCAATTGGGTATAACTCAGGTAATTCACGAAATGGGACGTATTCAAGACAACTGAAGACCCGTTTCGGAGAGATTACGGTAGATATTCCTAGAGACAGAAACGGTGAGTTTAAGCAGCACACTGTACCCTTGTATAAGCGATCTACCGATGATTTAGAGTCTATGATCATTCGGATGTATCAGAGAGGGATCACAACTTCTGAGATCGCAGAATTGATTGAGAAAATGTATGGGACACATTACACACCTCAAACGATCTCGAATATCGCTCAAGTCTTATCTGATCAGGTCGAAGTCTTTCATAAGCGGCCGATAAGTTCACGTTTCGTTTGTGTCTACCTGGATGCGACTTATCTGGCTTTAAGGCGTGATACGGTCTCAAAAGAAGCGTTACACCTCGTCGTGGGAATCAATGAGGAAGGACTCAAAGAAGTCCTGGATTATCGTCTATACCCTACTGAATCGTCTGAGAACTATAAGGAAATGCTTCTTGACCTCAAGACGAGAGGACTAAGTGAAGTGCTTCTGTTTGTGTCTGATGGGTTGGTTGGGTTAAGAGATGCCTGTTTAGAGATTTATCCATTGGCCGCGCACCAGAGCTGTTGGGTCCATATCTCAAGAAGAATTGGACATTTAGTACGAGCCAAGGATAAGGGCGTTGTCTTAGCTGATCTCAAAGAAATCTATCAGTCAGAAACTAAAGAGTTGTCTTACTCCCAAATCGAGACCTTCAAAGACAAATACCGATCTCACTATCCCAAAGCCGTCAGAATCTTAGAAGACAATCCTAGTCTGACTAGCTTCTATGACTTCCCTCAAGCGATCCAAAGAAGTCTCTACACCACCAACTTGATTGAATGTCTCAATAAACAACTGAAACGTCAAACCAGGAAGAAAGAACAGTTTCCCAATGAAGCCTCACTCGAGCGCTTTGTCTGTAGTTTATTCATCGAGTGGAATCATAAATATTTGAAGCGGATCCATAAAGGATTCACGAAAGCAGAAAATGAATTGAATATCTTATTCGAATCCCAATATCACGAAGAAAGCTAAATCAGTTTACACAAGATATTTGACAGTACCACACCATCTATTCAACTACTAAATAATTTTTTATCTATACATCTAATTCTGGATCTATCAAAAAAAATATCTCGTATTTTAACAAAATAAACATCCTCATAGCTAATACAAAATCAGAACTCAGATAAAGAAGTTTAAGAACATCAACATTTTGATAGTTATGCTATAATCAAATCCAGGTGATTACATGAAAAATATTTTTACTAAAGAATCTGGATACGAACTGAATAACGTTTATTGCGGAGATTGCGTTGAGGGTATGAAAAAGATTGACTCTGAGTCAATCGATCTTGTTGTTACATCGCCACCTTATGATGAAATAAGAACATATAATGGTTTCGATTTTGATTTGCATAAGACTGGAGAAGAAATATTCAGGATACTGAAAGATGGTGGAATATGTGTTGTAGTCATACAAGACCAAACAAAGGATTTTGGAAAAACATTGACTTCTTTCAGATTAGCAATTGATTGGGTTGATAGTTTTGGATTTAAGTTATTCGAAACTGTCATTTATAGAAAAAACGGCACTGAAGGTGCATGGTGGAAATACAGGTTTAGAGTGGACCATGAGTACATTCATATTTTCCTTAAAGGAAAAAGACCAGCTTACTTTAATAAAGAACCACTAAAAATCCCGTCTAAACATGGTGGTAAAGTAATGTCAGGGAGTGGAAATCGAAAGACGAATGGGGAGACTACTCAGACTGTTCGAAGAGAAATAAATGCGACAAAGTGTCGAGGAACCGTTTGGGAATATATGATGGCTGGTGATAAAAATCCATTAAAAAGAAAACACCCTGCAGTATTTCCAGATCAAATCCCTCTTGATATAATTCAATGTTTTTGTCCAGAAAATGGCATTGTTCTTGATCCTTTTCTAGGAAGTGGTTCAACTGCAGTTGGTGCGCTAAAGTTAGGAAGAAATTTTATTGGATTTGACATTTCAGAAGAATACTGTACATTAGCAAGGGAAAGAATCAATGTAGATGTAAAATAGCTCCCCTTTTGTGACAATGAAGACAAGCACTTTCCATTCAAGAAAAGTGCTTCTATTTTATCGATTATTTAAAGTGTTTCAAACTATCTATAGTGTATTCCAGTTGTGTGGATGAAGTAATCGCCATTGAGAAGCAACCGTTTTCAACGACTTCTTTGTAGTTAGCAATATTTAGTCTTCTAGACATTCCATCAATAATTCCTTTTTCAAGATTATAGAGTCTCAAGTTATCGAATGTCCATTTGCTTATGTTACTTTTCCAGCCCATTGTTAACGATAATAATTCTATAAACTCTTTAACTCTTTTCACCTCAATATTGTGAATGTCATAGTTGCCAGATTTTTTAGCGACAATATTTACTGGACTTCCAGATCCATTTGAAATAATCAGTTTATCACCTGATCGTCTTGTTGCTCTTTCAATATACTCCTGTCGTTCAAAATTAAAGGTACCTTGTGAGTTTATGCTATCTCTTTTCCTAAGAAATAAATTAATATCTTCCATTATTTCCAAAAAAGATTTTTTTCCACAAAACACAGGGAACAAAATCGATTTAGGGTTCTGTATATCCATCCACTCAAACCATTCCAAGCAATTTTCGGTGTATCCAAATAGTACCGTCCAAACGCCATCAGAAAACAATAGAGGCACTATAGCATCGTCGCCTATAACAATATCTACTGTTTCACTCAAAAGAGATAGCAAAAAGTGTATTGTAGCAAACGGATATTTCTGTTGAAAATTGCTGTTTTTGTCGAAACCTCGCAAATTATTAAGTTGTATACAATTTCTATAATTCGACCAATTCGAAGGCAAATTGTTTTTATTAAGTGAAACCATATGGTGACCAACACTACGAAAATCTTTATGATAAACATCCATATCTAGAAAAACACAGTCTCGAGGGTTGACCCCATCCTTGACTAACATTATTTTGCCATCATAATAACCAACGACCTCTGCATCTAGATAGTTCAAATAGAGTAATGCACTTAACAACCCATCACTATCAGGACTAATAATAAGTTTTAATCCTTTTTGTACTACCCAAGGAAACTTTTTTATGATTTCCTTAGAATTCATCTTTTCCATAATATAACCCCCTTTTTGTTTATGATAACTCATTTTCATGTTATCTACAACCTTAAATAATACCACTCAACACAAAAGAGACTATCAATATGTCTTTTCGATTGAATCCAATCTTTTATGAGCTGCTTTCGCAGATTCTTCTACTCTTCCAATCCTTTCGTTGAGAGAATTATGTTTTTCTTCGAGTTCATCATGATCCTTTCGTAGTCCAATCGCCATATCAAGTTTCGCATTCACCATCCCCTTCCACTCCGCATCTTCACTAATCTTGCTATCTCTCGAATTAAGCCATCCTGCTAGTCCAACAAAGCAACCAGCGATCGCTATAAGGACCGATAAACTAAATGTGGTATCTGGAGACATGCTACTCCTTTTTCACTGAGTTCGTTTTGAAGAACGCGGTAATAAACGGGTTTCCTTTTTCACCAATTGGTGCAGAGAGATTTGTTGAACAACCATAGGGATGGTTTACTTTCGGGATGATCCGGATCACCTTCATCTTGCGATTGAAGTATTGGGCAGTAGAACGACCAGTACCCAGGCTTGATGATCGGCCGACCCCTGTAACTCTTACGATGTCTCCTACTTTAATTTCAGCCGGATCTGCTTTGGGAGTTAGAGTAATGTACTCGATATAACTGTACTTACCCCAAAACGCCCATTTGCGGATCGTGTCATTACTTTGAGTTACTCCCCACCTTTTCCATGATGGGGTGGACTCAATGTATTGCCGGTTTCCTTTGTTATCCTTGCCGATATAGATCCCGACATGGCCTAGGTCTTGCGTGAAAACAAGCACGCCTGGAAGGTCTGGGATTGTCTCCAACGGACCTTTTTCAGTAGCATGATTATACATCCCGGACACGTTCTGATCCGATCCCTTTGGATCGTTGTATCTGACTTGCCCTGGTGCATCTTCCCAAAGATACCCCTTCACTAATCCACAGCAGTCATAACAGTACTTCCCGATCCCAGTCTGAATGATGGCTTGGTTTTTGATGGTGTGGGGGCACTTCATGATATTAACCCGCTTATCAATATTGGCTTGAGTCAATACACGGCCAAAGCCGCTCAGCATATAGATGGTCGGAAGCGTGAGCTTGGATTTCGCGTATTCGACTAAGCCCAGATTCGTTTTAGTCATGGTGTTCATCCTTTTCCTGTGCTTCTAGAAAAGCCAGTTCTTTTTCAAGATCCAATTCTTCAACTTCTTCGATGATCGGTTGTTCTTTTTTCATGTTTAATTGCTTTCTTTCCAGGATGATCCATCCCATGTTTTAACGACTTCTTCGACCCAAGATGTTCCATTCCAAACTTTGAGGGGTTTCTCAACTTCTGAAGATCCGTTCCAAACTTTCACTCTTCCACCGACTTTATAGGTGACTTCAACCCATAGCGCTTCGCTAACGAAGGTATTGTTGTAGGTGAAGGTATTTGTCGGGGTACTCTGAGAAGTATCGTTGGTGTCGATATTCTGGCCTGATTGAGAGGTTCTTTTCCCAAAGTACAAAGCTCGATTTCCTTGATTAGAGACTTTCCCATAGCCGATCCATAGTAGGGTTCCTCCTGCGATTTCAGTTTCCGGAAAGGTGAACGTATAGGCGACTAACGCTGCGGCTGTGGTATAGGTGTTGTTTGGTGAGATCGAAGTGGTTGATTGAACAATCTTGGTCCCAGTGGATCGATTCCAGATCACTCCCCAAACAATGGGGGTATCGGTATCCGAGTATCTGGCCAAACGTAGTTTGATGCTGATGACTTTACCAGTCTCTGGCATCGTTGTTCGAAAGCCAAGATTGGCATAATAAGGAACTCCACCCCAGTAGGCAGAATTAGGTTCAAGTGCGGTATATCCAAAGGTTTTAGTTGCCATGGATCACCTAATTGGTATCAACCCAAACATCACCAATCATAGGCGAAGCTGGTGCAGTGGTGCCAACAGTCACTTTCTTTCCCCCAACCTTTAAAGAATCCGCAGCTTGAGCGGTTATTCCAAGTTTGTCATTGAGTTGAGTTTGGATGGCTGAAGTGACCCCAACCAGGTATCCTAGCTCAGTGGTTGTGGCTGAACTGGCTGCCAGTTTCCCACTGCCATCACTAACCGCAACTTTGTTGGTGCTCAGGTTTGATGAAACGATACTGGAAGCCGCCCCGGTGATTGAGGCTTGTTTCCCATTGAGTTGGGCTTGAATGGCGGAAGTCACTCCCGCTAGATACCCTAGTTCGGTAGAGGTCACCACACTGACAACCAACTTGCCATTGATGTCAGAAACAATGACTCGACTGGCTGTTGCATTACCGCTCAGCAACAAGGATATCGCCCCGGTAATCAACGCTTGTTTCGCATTCAACTGATCTTGGATAGCGCTTGATACCCCAGCCAAGCTCGCAAGCTCAGTTGAAGTAATCGAACTGACGCCCAGTTCACCATCCTGATCGGAAACCAGGACCTTTCCTGGACTTAGATAAGGGATATTGGTGATTGTGGAAGATACAAAGCCACAGGTTGATGCATCACCTCGAGTATCAGTGATATTACCTTGTGGGATCGTGATAGATCCAGCGGGAACACTGATGAGTGCCAAAGTCAGTTCAAACATTTCTGAATCACGAGTGATCGCCGGTGCCACAGGGGATGAAGCCGCCGTACCCGCTTTGCGCACGATGGACATGGTGCGATTACTGTAATGGAGTCGGACCACCATCCGATCGATGCGGTTAAGTACAGCATCAGCAGTAAGCGTTTCAAGGTAATCTGCATCATTGATGAGGATGTATCCACTGATCCAGGCTTTCCCTGCTTTTACCTTCACTTGTAAACCGGTGGCAGCTACGATTTGTAAGCTAGTGGAAGGATCTGGGAAGACTCCGGTGCCAATAAAGGCTGCAAAGTACTCAGCGAATTCACTGGCACTATACAGCCGATCACCGGCTACACTGTTGAAAAATCCACTGCGAATGGCCATAAGTTACTCCTTTTCGAGTTCGTCGATTTCGGAATCAGTAAACGGATGGACTTCCGGTTTTTGGTTGTTGAGTTGGTATTTGAGTTTAAAGATCGTCGCAAGCTTTTGAAGGCTTTGATACACATAAAAGCCCAATACCGCTGATAAGATCAGCACCAGTGAGTTAATAATGTCGATCACTCCTAAACCATTGACTTCAATTTGAGGTAGGATCAAAGAAATCACATATAGACCTCCGATGGCTATGTAAACTGCCCCACCTTTATAGAGGCCGGTCAGCAACTTCCCCTTTTCTACTTCGATCTTCACTGAGGCAATCACGTACCCCAATAGGATATTAACTAGGATGGCAATCGGTAAAACAAATAATAATTTAATCAACATAATTTGCTCCTTTCTAAGTGAGTCGTTTATACACATAAACCGCTAAATAAGGTGGTAAGTGTGCGGTTGAACCGGTATTCGCCGGTGTGGTGGAATCACTGGTCAATGCGGTAGCACTGGTATCAGCCGGTGTGGTTGAGTTAGTCGTCAACGAAGTAGTTCCAGTCGCTACGGGAGTCGTGGAGTTGGTAGTCAGCGACGTGTCATCTGTTTCTCCACCAAGCGCTGTAGCAGAGTAGTTTTGCGTTGTTGAAGTCGTCATTGTACCGGTACTTTTATAGGTATCCGTCCAAGCAGCGATCCCTGAGGATAATTGTCGATAATACAGATAGCCAGATAAGCCTCGTATTAAGGCATAACCAGCTCCAAGTGTATGCGAATGAGCTGCTAAAGCATGGGTATGCGCTGCCGAGGTATGACTATGAGAATTGATTGTATGGGTGTGCGCTGCTGAATCGTGAGTGTGGGCAGCAACAGAATGAGTATGTGCCGATGAGGTATGGGCATGACTCGCATTACCTCCTGAGGATCCGGCTGGATAAGTTGCTCCAGCTGCCAACATAAACTTGTCTTGGATTTGCTCCCAGGTCCCGCCAAACAATGTTGCAGGATTAGTAGCAACCGTACTCAGGTATAGCGACCCTACCGGATAAATCGTCTTCCATATGTTGTTTAGTTGGGTTTGAAGAGTCGCTTGAATTGAAGCAAAACCAACGAGCTCTTGGGAAGTGATTGTACTGGTCGTTTGAAGTCCAGCGCTATCAGTGATCACCACCCTGTTAGGGGTGAGGGTAACCACTTCACTAGATTCTGATCCGGATGTGTCTTGAGTGTTTGATCGCGTGGTTCTGGCTTTTCCAAAGACAGGAATGATCGATGAGCCATTTTGGTCATAGACTTCAGTGATCTCGGTAATCCGGACATGGATCTGCTTTCCCCACTTGGTATTCTCGATGGTAACGATATCCCCTAAGTCATAATCAGTTTTGTATTTGAGGTTCCCATCTGCGATGACTTCCCCTTCAAAATGCTCGATCTGATTGTTTAGAACCAAAGACCCTTTTTGAGCCAGGAGTTGTTCGTATTCAGCTAGGGTGAGTTCATCCTTACGTTGATCTTTGGCATTCACAAAGACTTCTCTTCGATCAATACCACTGGCACTACCTACAATGACCAGCTTTCGATCGATCCCTTGTCCTTCTCCACCAACCAAAGCCACATTGGTTTTGTCTTCTTCGCTGATCGCATAGTTCGAACTCAGTAAGGTTTCAAAGTCAGTACTGAATAAACATCGTGGATTGACGGATTGGAGGGCTGATCGATCAAGGGCTTTGAAGGTTTCAAAGATGATCTTCTTAGTTGTTGGATCAAATCGACAACGATACCCAATCCCGCTGGTTTCTGAGAGATCCTTTAGCGTTGAGAGTAGATTCTTGTAGGTGACCTGAAGCTTTACCGTTTCAGGATAACCATTGAGCGTTCCCAGCTGCAAAGCCGGAACGAGTCGATCAGTATTAGTCGGGGTAATCGTGGATCGAGCTACTAGGTCACGCATGGCCAACTCCACAGTTGAGTTCAAGGTGGTTTCTTCAAAGATGATCCGTCGACCTAGGAGACTGGATCCAAAGCGACCGCTGGCTTTGATGGTTTCCCCTTCTTCAGTTTGTTCGATCACGACCGTTTCGATGAACCCAAATTCTACGGCGTCACGTTTGGTCACGATGTTTTGTGTTTTGAGAAGATCAAGAGATAGGTCTGTCACTGAGGCATGGATCTCGAAGTCCCCGGATGTGGAGTAGACGCGATGCCAGATGATGTCTGAGGCGGTATCTAGGATTCCAACCAGATCTAGTGCTGGGCTGTATATGAGCAGTTCCATGCTTAGGCTCCAGTGTACTTGGGTCGAAATGAGAGCTGAGTCAATAGAAAGGTTGATCCACTAGTACAGGTGACATAAAGGACGTTATCCCCTTCATCCAGCTGTAAGAAGGTGGATCCTAAAGTTAAGGTATTAAACTGGTTGGTGGTTTCTCCAGCTCGCGTGAGTTGGATTCGCTTCTGACCTACCTCGGTATTAATCACTACGACATCCCCTGCTTGTAGAGTCATCTGCAATTGGATGTACTCAAGGGTGATGGTATTGAGGATTTTCGGATTGATCACTTGGCCAATAGCTTGAAAACGTATGATCATCCCAATTTGAATATCACCGGGATTGAGGACATTGGTGGCTTCTGAAGGATGAATAATGCTCAATTCTCCACCACTTGAATATAATTCAAGTGGGAAAGAAAAGGCATTTTCGATTGACGTTACATCCACTAAGATGTCTTGCAAATCCTCGAAATAAGGCTGCGGGCATAAGAGTGAAATCAATGCTTTGATGGGCCAAACCATCGGAGGAATCTCAACGCTTTCCACGTAAGCTTCGATTTGGATACTTAGTGCTTCAGAGTTGTAGGTGAGGGTTCCTGATCGTTTAACTTTAAATATGTCATAGAGCTTTAAGCGGTTTGCTTCGATATCCCCACTCAGCTGCAGTGTCATGAGGATGTTTCTGGCATTGACCATTGATCCATTGACTCTAGAACCATCAAAACCAGCAAGGGTGCTGGTTGAGAAAGTGGCTTTGGGAGGATTCAATCCTTGTAGTTCGATGAGTTGAAATCGAGGATCTTCACCAAGAACGAGACTTTGATTTTTGGAGTTTTTATAGGTTATCGTTTTCATCCTTATCCCTTCATCAAAGCCACTGCGAGGACTTGACTCGCGTTTTTAGTTTGACGGTAGACTTCATAAGCACTTAAGGCTTTGGGTGAACTGATGGTCTGGTTTAAGACAATGGACGGATTCAGATTGCCTTGAGCAGCCTTAGAAGATCCGGAAACATTGAAGCTGGAATTCAAAGATGTTGGGACCGCATTTTGGATATCTTGATTGATACCACTGATCTCTTGACTAAAGCCTTGACCCAGTCCTAAAGCCATATTCTGGCCAATGCCGGCAAAGACTTTTGACGGGCTTTTTATCCCAAGAAAGTTCTTCACCCCATCCACCATACCCCCAAAGAAATCTCCAACCTTGTCGCCAAACCAATCAGCCATTCCTGTGATGCCATCCCACACCCCTTTGACGATATTTTCACCAATGTTTGTGAACCACTCCCCTACTTTACCCAGCGTTTCCGGTAGGGTCACTTTGAAGAAGTTGACGATCTTGTCGACGGCTCCGCTGATGGTGGTGACGATGTCAGAAAAGATCTTTTTCACTGCGTTGCGAAAGCCTTCATTGGTATTCCAGAGAATCAATATCCCCGCGACCAAGGCTGCAATGAGTGTGATGATGATCCCTACCGGGTTGGCGGCCATCACGATGTTGAGGAGTGCCTGGGCTAGGGTCATTCCTTCAGTTGCCGCTTGCCATCCTTTAACCATCGTGATCAGTCCTTGGATCATGGTGACCACGTTCCAGGCTACTAAGCCTGCAGCAATCGCTCCAATGATCGAGGTAATCAGTGGTCCGTTATCGATCACAAAGGTAATGAAACCTTTGATGCCTTCGATGATGGCTGGCATATTGTCTTTGAGCTGAAGCACCAAATCATTGATGACGGGTGCTAGCTGTGCCAACGCTTCATTCATCAAGCCTTTGGTGGAGGCGGTTAGGGTTTCCATGTTGTCATCAAATGCACCAAGGGCACTGACACCTTCATCACTGACCACAGCACCGACTTGATGGGCTTCTAAGGCTAAGCGATTGAGCTCAGTGGATCCGGCTTTGATGAGTGGGTTAAGTTCAGTCGCACTTTTCCCAAAGATCTGCATGGAAAGTGCATCTCTTTCAGTTTCATTGGTGACTTTACCCAAAGCATCAATGACTTCATAAAAGACATCTTTGTTGTTTCGTAAGCTGCCATCGGTATTGGTGATTTGAATGCCGAGATCCTTGTAGGCTTGAGCCTGGTCATTGAGTTTGCCGGTAGCCATCGCATCACGAGCACTATCCATCGTTTTAGTCATCTTGTTCATGGATCCGGTCATCGTTTCAACCGAGACATCTACAAACCTGGCCGCATAGTCCAACTCTTGGAGTTGCTGCGTTGAAATTCTGGTCTTATTGGAGAGCGTGATGAGTTCATCAGCGAAGTTGCCTCCATCACTCATCAGCTTAAAGAGCGCTGCTCCTGCAGCTGCGGCTGCGGCTGTTAAGCCAACCAGAGCCTTCTTCCCCAGTTCATTGATCGAGGAGGTTAAGTCTTCAGTCTTCTTACGAAGCGCTTCATTTTGACGAATGGTTTCTTCAGTCTTATTGTTGAGTTTATCCAGAGCCTCTTTGGTGTCACTGAGCTCTAAGGTATTGCGATTAAGCGAGGCGGTTTCCTTGTTGATCACAACTTCCAGATCTTGTGCTGCTTTGGAGTTGGCCCCATAAGTTTCTACGATTTGCTGATGTTGAGCTTTGAGAGCTTGAACCTTTTGCTCTTGGATGTCAGTGATAGTTGACAGTGACTTGATTTTGGCACTAAGGCCATCGGCTTGATCTCCCCAAGAACCCATACTGGCAGCTGCCGCTTTGAATTCACTATCCGCAATCCGGATCAGACGATTGGCTTCTGTGAGTCCTGCTTTAAGATCGGTGGTATCGAGTGTCCACTTCCCACCTAAGATTTCATCATTGGGCATCCATCATCACCTTCCTTTTAGAACCAATTCACCTGATCGGCATAGACTTTCTTACGAACCTTATCTGTTTGAGGGTTCGATGACTTCTTTCTTCCTTTTGAAGCAAGTTTATTGATGAGTTTGATCACTTCATCTGCTTGGGCTTTTCTTAGACTCAATGGATCCAGCGAAGGAAATGCATGGCATAGATTCATCACTAAATCAAAGAGGATAACAGAGAGCGGTGAATCCTCTTGAGCTACAGAGATTTCACCGTTTCCACGTTTTTTTCGTTATTGCCTTCAATGTTTTTGACCACACTGACAATCTGTTGGAAGCAGAGTTTGATGTCTGAGACGTCCGCTTGTCTTAAGAGATCTTTGGTCAGTTTTGGAAAGACCAACTGGATGAATTGACCCATCGCTCCGATGGCTTCTTTCTCAGATTTCCCTTGAAGTTTTTCCGAGAGTTCAACCACGTCCTCGATGATGCCCCAGCGGATCCGGTTGGTGCTAAATTCAGCAACAACAGCATCCTGGTCATCGTAAATGACTAAACTAATGGTGGATTGCATTTAGTTTCAACCTTAAGGAGTGATCGTAATGACACTCAGGTTTTCCGGAGTGACGACCTGGGTGAACCAGCTGTCGACTTTGGCCAATCCATCACGCGCATCCACGACCAGCTGTTTACTGGGTTTGGTGGAGTTGTCCGGCAGATCAAAGCGATATTTGGTCGTGATCCCGGTAAAGATCAGTTTGTGATTGTTGGTATCGGTCGAGTTGTCTTGGGCTTTGGCACTTTCTTCATCGAGTCTGAAAGTCCCCTTATGTCTCCAGACATAACGGTATGTGCCATCAGTGAAACGTAAGCGATACCCGATCGCAAAATATTTGGTTTGGGTTTCACCGGTATCCAGTAAGGCTCCGGTTTCGGTATCAACCACTTTACCCAACAGCTTAGCGACTAAGGCAATCGGTAACACTGGAACCGTCAAAGTTGCTTCATCAAAGCCTTCTGCGGTTACGATCAGATAGGGTTGGTTGTCATAGTATTTAGGATCGGAAGCGCGGTCCGTTTTAACGGAGATCTCACCGGCCGGCGCTAAGACTTCCGGAGTCCCTGAGGTATAGGCGGTCGCATCATCTTTAGTGATCTCAGCGAAGTACAAGCTGTCAAATCCTTGGTATTCTTCATAGATGTAGGGAGTAGGCATTTAGGTATTCCTTTCTGTGGAAATGAAATTCATCATCCAGCCATAATGCTCACCTTCAAAGCCCATATCCTGCCCTCGGCTATCCCGGATAAACCCAGCATTACGACAAGCAGTAAAGATCAATGAAGGAACAGTGTTGATCAAACTCATTTTCTTAGAATAGAGAATGACTTGAATCCGGATGTAGGATAAGCGCGGTTGATCGTCATAGTACGAACCATCGGGTGAATCAAGAATGAAGTAAGTGATGAAGGTTTCCGGAAGTGGTTCAGCTTCCGCGTAGGATCCTTGAAGTCTGACTTCATATCCCAGTGGATTTATGGCTTGGATCAAGCGATCGCGAACATTCATGGTTTGAGACCTTCCAGGATCTTTTCTAGAACCTCTTTTTGGATCTTTCGTGCTTTGGCTTGATTGCGTTTGATTGCAGTTTGGATAAATGGATCAGGTTTCATTTTTGGGGTTCCATATTCAAGAAAAAGGGCTGGAAGGCCCCCCTTACTTAAATCGAAACCAAGCTTTAAAGACAGTCGATTCCCTTCTCGCTTAACCTGCGCTGAATCGTTAAGTGACTTTTCCGTCTCACCGGTTAAACGGTGTTTCTTTACAGCAGTTTTGAGATCAGTAACGAAGGGTTTAGCGCCTTCCTCAAGCGCTTTGGTAGCAGCTTGATCAATGTCCCCATTGGCTTTTTGAATGCGTTCCAAGAGGCCAGAAAAGCCGCTGATATCGAGTTTCATGGTGTTCTTTGACACTAAGCACCTCCACTAATCTTTTGAACTTTGAAGATCAAATATTGATTCAACATATCGACATTTTCCGGTTCACCCAGCACTTCCCAGATTGAGTTATCCTGAAGCAAGATGATCCGATCAGAGGCTTGAATGTCCTGACGGTACCAGGTCACCACAACGGCTGTATTATGAACCACAAGCTGACCATTGCTGATCGACTCCGTTCCCCCATAGGTCTTGAAACTGCAATTGAGTTGAGGGTCCAAGGCATCTTCGTAGGTGAACTCCGGTGCTCCCGAGACGATGGTTGATTTTCGTTTTTGGAGTTTGGTTGGGGTACTGAGATGATCGGCTTCTTTTGGTCTATACACTGGTCACCTCGGTTTGGGTGGTCGCGAGTTGAATAAGGCGCTGCAGGAAGTAAGTACTAAATTTCACTTCTCCACTGGCCAGATTCCATAGATCCGCAACACCCCTAATAAACAAACCAACGGAAGCATCGCTCTCAAGAAGTTCAGTCTTCACTCCGGCGCTTAAGGCAAAGGCTTTGGTGTCTTTGATGTGGCGCAGTACAGTGCTATCCTGATAGGACCCGGTTATTCCTAGGCCCTTTTTCACTTCAATTAAGAGTTCTGCTTCCGTCATGGGTTGATCCTTTCTAGCTTAGGCTAGGCGGCTTTCTTTTCGATGATGACAAAGCCATTGGCACTAACGACATTGCCTCCGACAAAGACACTGCCTTTGATCGCCAGCATGCCTTTTTTGAAGGCTGCATCCTCTGAGACCTTGATCTCATAAGGACTAAACAAAGCCAATTCATAGGATCCTGGGATCCCATAAATCATGCAGGGAGTGGTGGCTACCGTCGCTGCATCACTCAGCGCTTTTAAAGCGCTGTTGATGACATAGCGAACTGAGAGACCGCCATCGCGCAGGATTCCGGAGTTGGGATTGGTGGCATCCGGGGTAATCTCGTAAACGGACTTCTTGTCGGCTCCTCTGACATCCCCAAATGCGATCAGATCGTTTTTGTTGAGCAAGAGGACAGCATTCCCAATGATGTTTTCATCACCACCATAGGACATGGCAATCTTTCTGAGCGTTTTCTCATCGATCGCACTGAATTCAAGCGGGGTATCGGTGATCGCATCGGCATGCAGGATGCCGGTGAATTCTGCCGGAGTTGAAGCCGGATTACCCAAAGGAATCAAGCGAGCCACTTTCTTACGCAGGGCAATCAATGCCGCTTGACGGATTTTGGAAAGATATTGGACCGGAGTCAACTTCGAGACTTCTTCAGTGACCTCGGTATAGATCGAAATCTTGATTGGTTTGATGGTGGCATAACCAAAGACCGGTTCGCCTTCGGTATAGTCCTGACCTTCAGTAATGATGCCGCCTTCAGCGTAACTGATGACAAACGGGACTTCGTATTCTGTCATCCCTTCAGCGGAAACCACATTGACCAGTTCAACCACCGAGGAGACTTCATTGAACTTCTCATTGATGGTGTTCTGAATCGGTTTGGGACTGATGAGATTGCCAGACCCGATGGTGACAGCACGGACTTCATCGACACTGAATTCGGTTTTGTTGGTGTTTTTGAAGTCGATCGCACGTTTCTCAAACGCATCGGTTTGATCTTCGCGCTTTTCGTCTTCTTTACTTTGTGGTGCATGCACACCATACGTTGCAAGGATGGTCTTCTTTTGAGTGCTTCGTGCTTCTTCAGCATCCATTTCACTCACCATGGATCGAAGACTTTCGAGCTCAGTTTTGAGTTCTTCCATCTCAGTGTTGAGCTGACGCAGCTCACTGACGTTGTCTGAGGCTTCGGAGCGTTTGAGTAAGCCATCCATTTTTGATTGCTTATCAGCAATGAGCTTCAGTAGTTTTTCTTTATTCATTAGTTATCCTTTCACTTTCATTTGGATACATCGATTCTTTAACTTTAAGACTTCGGATTCTTCTTTCGTTTTATCCAAAACGGCACGAGCATTTTCCAATGCCTTCAGATCACTGTCCAATGATCGGCTTTCACGTGCACTGATTTCCGTAGCATCATAGGCTGGGAAGTTAACGGCAGAGACTTCACGAACACGAGCGATCTTCTTGATTCGTCGCGTTGGAATCTTGGCATCCAGCTCTTCCCAGGCATCTTCTTTTACACTAAACAGAAACGACATCCCGGTAATATCACCGCGCTTGATTGCTGAGGTGAGCGATCGGGCATCTGCGTTGTTTTCTACGTCGAGATTGGTTTCAATGTTGAGACCGCGCTCATCGACTTTGAGGGTCATTGAACTGTTTCCGTTATTACGGCGACTTCTGGCCAATGGGATCTTACTTAGATCATGATTGACAAAGAATAGGACATCAGTGAGATCAGTCTCATCAAAAGCCCCTCTTTCAATGACTTCATAGAAGAAGTTACCTATGTTGGTTCGGCTATCATAGACGGCTGCCAAGCCGGTGATCGTATTGGCTTGAATACTGAATTCGGAGGTATAGGCGCGACTAATGAGTTCAGTTTTGGGGTTCATTGGGGGCTCCTTCCGGTGGTTTCTTGGTTTGGTTCATTTGGTATTGATTAGCGATGTTGACATCCACATAGTTCAGCGACATCAGCCGGACATTTCCCCCATCATAGGGAGGATATCCGAAGAGTCCTAGGAGCTCGTTGTTGGTCAGCGCTCCGCGATTCCCTAAGAGATCTCCAACCGCCACGCGCTTATCCAGGGCCATATACAGGAGGTTATTGGCATAGAACACGATCTTGTTTCCGAATTGAAGTTCTCTTTGAGTGAATAGACACTTGGTGAAGACTTGATTCAAGGAGTTAACCAAGGGTTCTAAGGTTTTCTCATAGAAGCTTTGGTATTGCTCAGGAGTGAAATCTCCGGTTAGGACCGGTAAGGATACGCCGTAATGACGCAGGATCTTGGAATCGATAAAGGCTAAGGTATCCGCATCAACCAGTTTGGGATCCGGTTTGATCTGGATATATTCTGACTTCAAATCGGCTGCGATAATCCCATTCTTGTTTTCAGAGAGCATCTTTTCAAAGCGTAGGATCTCGGCTTTCATATTGTCTTCATCCAGGATCGTGTTATACTTCATGACCCCATAAATCTGCATTGAGGAATTCACTGATTTCTCAATGGATTGAAGCAGTTTATGGTTGATATCCACGGTTTGAAGTAAAGCATGGGTATCGGGTTGACCATTCAGGTTACCCCCCATAAATGGGTTGACCGAGTAGCGATAGCGCCAATGGATGATGTCGCAATATTTCACGACGAGCTTTTCAGCTCCATTGAATCGTAGGTCAACGTACAGCTCGTTTTTACCATCGATGATGAATGATACTTCAGTAGGATCCAGCGGATACAGTGCTTTGTATTTACGAGCTTTCCCTTCAGAAGTAGTCAGTTCTTCATATACTGGTAGGATAAAGACGTTGTAATTGAGAAAGAGCTGCCAGGTGATCTTTTCTAGGAAGTCTTTTGTGGTGCTCCATTCATTGGGACCATATTCTAAGAGGTCACTGATGGAGTCAAAGACTGGTACCTGGAGATCGTTTTTATCAAAGCGAATATGCTTAGGGGTCAGTTTACTGATCTCTTGAGCAATGCAACCGATGGCCTGTTGTACCACATCACTCGCAAAGACATTCTGGCCAAACTGCGAATAGATCGGGGTATTCCCATTGATCATGGCCAGTTGAGCATTACCACTAGGGGTTTTATTGAATCGTTGAATGACGGAATCAAACCATCCCATTGGATCACCTCACTTTGCCATTTCAAGAAATTCTGTTCGATATCGTTGCCACATGGCATAGAGAATAATCATCGTTGCAGCGCCATCGATTCGTCGATTGCGCGCATCATTGACTTTGACCGGCATGACCAGTCCTAAGTTGTCGATCTTGATTGCAGTATTACCCAGACACCACTTGTCGATCGCGTTGTTGTTGTAGTTAACCAGCTTGGATTTGAGATCGGCTTCAAGCAACTTCATCGGGTTGGAGAGCGTGAACCGGTTTTGATCAACCCGTTCAGTATCCAGTCCATAGCCTTCCATCTGGGTCAACCAGGTCTTCGCAAATCGGTTATCATATCCGGTTTTGTAAGTTCGGATCTTGTATTGCTTATACAGATCCACAAACCACTTCGCAACTCTAGATAGATCCACTTCGTTGCCTTCGGTGATCTCAATGAGTCCTTCTCTGGCCCATTGGAGATAGTCTTTCTTGTCTTCAATGAAACCTTTAGTGACTTTACTTTCCGGGATGAAGTAACGGGTATGAACATACTTCGTCGGATCCCCTTTTCTCATCAGTAGGATCTTGGCGCAGGTGAGATCGGTCGTTTCCGAAAGATCCACAGCCCCAAGCGCCAGACAGCCAATGAAGTTTTCTAGTTGGAAGGTAGAGGTATTGACGTAATCTTGTTCCATCAACCAAGCTTCAGCGTTGTTTTGTTTGATGTTGAAGTCTTTGGCAAGGACATACATCCGATCGCCTTTATCCATCCGGGCTTTGTTGATTTGATCACGAAGATAATCGATCTTTTTGATGAGTCCTAAGGAGGGATTTGACTTCACCCAGGTTCGTTCATCTTGCCAGATTTCGGCTTCACTATCTTGGGTATAAAGCCATGATAGTAAGGTGTCATCTTCGTGTTCACCGGCCATGACACGCCGGGCATATTGCAGCTCTTTGTCAAGGTATCCATCGTTGATGAAGCCTTCAGTTGTGATGTTTATAAACAGTGGTTCTTCTTTGGTGGATTGCGACTGCTCAATCGGTTTGGCGATCGAGTTGTCTTTCATTTCATGAGATTCATCCAGGATCCCAAATTCGATGTTGTAGCCTTCTTTGTTGTGGGTTTTCTCAGAGAGCTTGAAGACTTTACTCTTATTCTTTTTGTTGATGATCCAACGCAGATTCTTGTGAGTTCGTTTGTCACTTGGGTCAAACATTTCACGCATGGCACCGATCTCAAGAAAGATGATCGACGCTTGAGCATCATCATTGGAGGAACAAACAATGTCCGACCCACCACTGCCCATCATCAGTTCTGTGAAGGCTAGTGCTGCGGTGAGAGTAGACTTGCCATTCTTTCGACTAATCAGCAGGATTACTCTTTTGAAACGGCGCTTATTGGTAGAGACCCGGATGAAGGAATAGATCACTTCAATGAAGGCTTTTTCCCAGAGTTCTAGGATAAATGGCTTTCCATGAAATGGGGATTTAGTGTGCTTACAGAATCGTTCTATGAACTCAATTCGCTTTTTAGCGCGCTTAGGTTCATAGCGATATCTTGGATCCTGGGTATCCAGTACCAATTGTACTAATGCAGTTTCGAGCTCCTGGCCAACCAGGATATTCCCTTCCTGGATCTCATGAAGGTACTGCTCAAGATAGTTCATTCATCTTCTTCATCGTTGAGGAAGTTTTCAAATTCATCTTCATCTTCAATGGTTGATTTGGTAAGGACTTGACTCAGTGTTTTGATGACCACTGAGTAGGCTTGTAGGTTTTTTAGGTATTGTTTACTGGCTTCGGTTGATTTTTGAAGCGTTGGATTAGTTGGATGGATCTTAATCATCCCGGTCTCTTGAAGAAGAGCTCTTAAGCGATCGTTTTGATCGGATAGAAATGCAGCTTCTTGGATCAGTTTCTCAACCAGTTTCTGTTTGTTGGGATCGACTTTTTCAAAGATCGATTTCAGCTTTTCAAGCTCATTCTGTGGCTTTGTTTCTTCGATCATTTCGTCCCTTCTTTCTGGAGTTTCTGGATTCTGGTTTCCGTAGGCAACTTTTCCCAAAACTTTTGAGGAAATCTCAAATTTTGGGGTTGCGTGCATCCGTTGACCCTTGTCCAGTTCCCAAGTCATGGTCCCAAGTTTCGACCGGGGGGGAGGGTCGACCGAAACTTAAGGAACCATTCGTGGATATATCGCTGCCATTCATCACGATATGGCAGTTTATCCCTATCGTTGTAGAGTCTTGATAGACATTCATCTTCCGTTGCCTGAATGAAGATCAGCTCAGCCCCAAGACTAGTGGCTAAGCGTTCTCTGTCTGTATTGAGTGGATATCCACCGATGATCCAGGCTTGTGTCCATCTTCCTGTTCTGGTTTTGATTTGATCTAGTAAGGCATCTCTGAGTAAGAAGACATTGGTAGATAGTTCTAGTGGTTTATCATAGGCAGGTAGTAGTGTGATAGCTTGATAGAGTTCATCAAGGTCCAGGACTAGGTCGCTACGCTTCTTATGCGCCTTTACATAACTGGTCTTGCCTGAGAGTGGTGCTCCATAGACCAGGTAGACTTTCTTTCCTGATCCTTGTCCAAAGCGTTCATGGATCGTGTTATGACACTGGTGATGAACCAGCAGAATGTTGTTTGGGTTAAGGCTGATCTTTACATCATTCACATTCATTGGAGTTAACTCAATGATGTGGTGAGCAATACACTCTGGATCCTTTAAGATCACCTCATGACATTTCTGACAGAGCAGACCTCTTTCAGGAGTACTTCGTTCAATCATCAGTCGCTTTCTTAAGGTGATCCATTCGGGCGACTTATAGAAGTCTGATAATGTCTTGAATCTTGCCATTACCAGTTGCCTTCTTTGGCAAGTCTTTCTCGAAGTTCCAGCTCTTGTTTTTTCAGCTGTAGCATTTGAGGATTATCGGAGTAGTGTTCTGGATCCTTGTTTTTCAAGAGTCCAAACAAGGCTCCGGTATCTGGTGGTTGATGTTTCTTGGTGATCTCGGTATAAGTGACGGCTTGGCCGTTCTCGGTCTTGGTGTAGACTTTCTTTTCTTCGTAGTCATACCCAAGTGCTTTCTTGATCAAAGCATTTTCAAGTTCAGTGATTAGTGTTTCTTTCCCTTTTTTAAGGACCTTCAGAAACTCAGGATAGTCTTTCTTGTATAACTCGAAAGTCGTTACTGAAATGCCTAGGGTTTTGGCGATCTTTTCTTCACTTAATCCATCCCTCGCACACTTCTAGACCAGGTGCAATTTGGCGTTGACAGATTCCCATTTACTCTTGGCCAACTTGATCACCTCTTCACATCAAACCTTACCAAATAAAAAAACTCCGGTATGTACCGAAGTTTCTAACATAGTATTATGACTATTAATTCTGAAACATCTTATTCGTTTGGTATAAAAGCACCGATTCTACCTTCGGTAGGATTATACGTCATGAAGTTGTTTTTCGTAAAGTCAATCAAATGTTCTAAAATATATTCTCTAGATTTCGATGTGTTTGTTGAGAAGAATAACCCATTCTTTTCCGAATTGCATACACCATTAAATACATAATTCAATTTTGGTGAGTTAGTTAATAGATCATAAAATTCCCTAGTCCTAAAAATAGTTAATGGTTTAATTTTACCATTATCATCATAATAATGTGATCCAAGGATCGTTTCATCAATGATAACGAAAGCGATCTCAATAATCTCATCTTCACTCACAATGCCTGCTTCTTTAACTGCTTCCTTATATCTCTCAACTTTGTTGTAGTGAATAACATAATTTCTACTAAGATTTTCTAAATAATTCATAAGCGAGTAGTTACAGCCCACAATAGTCGAAGTAAAGATTTCCGGAGTCTCTGGTGATAGTTTTCGCATCTCTTCCTTCCAAACAATATTCCTATCGCTTTCTTTCTTTTTGTTTTCACTGCCATTTTGTTCAATCTTGTCAGATGCATCGAATCTGAATTGCTCAAACAAAATAGTTTTATTTGGTAACTTTAAAAGCATATCGGGTAAACCACTGACAGTCGAGGCCAGATCGCTAATTTGAATTAGTTTGTGGAATTCAGATCCTATTCCCTGAGCTGCCTCTCTATCATCTTCATTATATAAGTAAACCAAATTATTCTCCGTATACTCTGCAAGTAAATCAATTTCTCTTCCATCTCTCATGTCTCCACCCCTTTTGATGTCATGCAAGATAACCTTTAGATTATAATTCACATCAATTATTACCATTATACCCTTATTTTCAAAGGCTAAAACAGTTGTTTTTGATGAGTAATACTTTCTGTAATTATCGGATTATTTTTTCAATTCATTTCAACCGGTTTTTCCACTGACGAAGTGAAATAGTCTATCATGAAGTCTTCATACATTTTTGTTGTTCCATCAAAGCCAATAATGATCTCAGCATTCGAGAGTTGATCCTGGGTGATCTCCCCAAGGATCAACAAGATGTCATCCGGATCAATTCCATCCACAGTAATCGTTTGACCTTCCCGTCTCCCACTATGATAATCAATTATCACTGAATAAGTTTCTTCCATCTTGCACCTCTAGTTTCTTTTACGCATTTCTAATGAATTATCCTAAATAAAAAAGAACCCTGTAGGATTTTCACCTACTGCTACTAGGGGATAATGGGGGATCATCTCGTAACGGGTTCTTTTTGATTATAAACTATTTTTCGTTAATCAATTCTGAAACTTTATTGCTTTTTGTTTGGTGAGTTCTTCCCATCGTGTAACGATCACATCCACATACCTGGGATCTAGTTCCATGGCGTAACAGGTCCGTTCTAATTGATCTGCTGCTATGAGGGTTGAGCCGCTGCCGGCGAAGGGTTCATAGACAAGTTGGCCCTTTATGCTTGAATTCTTAATCAGCTTCCCAATGAGTGGAATGGGCTTCATTGTTGGATGCAGATCACTTTTGAGTGGCTTGTTTTCATAGAGAACTGTGGATTGCTGATCATCCATGATTCTCTTTAGGATCTCAACGAGTTCTTCTTTCTTCATCTTCTCGATGCTTTGAGTATCATCAAAAACGGTTGCCTGAGTCCGGTCATCCACGAAGTAGTGTCCTACCCCTTCTTTCCAGCCATACAAGATTGGCTCATGTCTCCAGTGATAATCATGACGGCTGAGGTTGAAGGAGTTCTTCACCCAGATCAGATTCTCGGAGAACTTGAATCCTGCTTTCTGGAAGGCATATTCGAAGCTCAGGCGCTCTACATCGCTGTGGAAGACATAGATGACTCCCCCGATCTTCAAGTGTGCGTAGGCATTGGTATACATGGCCAAGAGGAAGTGATAGAAGTTGTTACTGTCCATGTGGTCATTGAGAATCTCATTGTACTTCCGTTGACCATTCTTGAACATTTTGTGGTAATCAATCTTGTTTTCATAATTCACGTTGTAGGGTGGATCGGTGACGATCAAGTCGGCCAGTTTTCCTTGCATCAGCATCAGCACGTCATTGGGATCGGTACTATCGCCACACATCAACCGATGATCTCCCAACTGGTAGATGGTACCTCGTTTTGACTTCGGTTCTTCTATGGCTTCTAAAGCGCCTTCCACATCGAACTCATCATCGGTGGCGACACCGGTATCCATCTTGGCCATGAGCTCTTTGATCTCTTCATCATCGAAACCGGTCATCCCAACATCAATCTGGTTTTCTAGTTCTAGGAGAAGATCCTTGAGCTTATCCATCTGCCATTCACCGGAGATCTTGTTGAGGGCGATGTTGAGAGCTTTCTCTTTGACCTTGTCGACATCCACGATGATGACATCGACTTCCTGGTAGCCCATATCTTTGAGCACTGTGGCTCTTTGGTGACCTCCGATGATCGTTAAGTCCTGGTTGACGATGATTGGATCTACATAACCAAATTCCTGGATGCTTCGTTTGATTTTCTCGTATTCCGGATCCCCACTCTTCAGAGCTTTACGGGGATTATAATCTGCATATTTGAGGTCAGTAATGACCATTTTATTGAGTTGCATTGAGTTTCCTTTAGAACGGCTTAATCAATCTGAGGTAGGCAGCTTGGAGAGTGATCTCATTCACCAGCCGATTTCTCCAAGCATAATAGGTCGTCTTTTCAACATTGAGCAATTCGAAAATCTTTTGCTCTGGTAGCTTTTGAACATACTTTAGCTGCATGAGCTTACCAACTTCAGTTCCTTCATACTTCTTGAAAACCCCTTCAATGATGGTGGTCCATTTCTGATCATCTAGTTCTTTGGATTCCTTAATTTTCTGACGATTATACAAATAATTCTCAACACTCTCGCGATATTTATTCATATTTTTCCCTTTCTCGCATACGGATATTCATGTGATGATTTTGATTTAACTGAGTGCAATACCCCTTTGTCTTTTCAAATATCCTAGAGGTAATAGCTTCATCGATCAATAGTAGCTCTTTGATGACCTTCTCGCAACTGATGATAGTAATCAGGTCCTTGTCTTGGTACCTCGCATTGAGGATCTCGAAAGCAATGGTGATATCGGTGGTTGAAGGTGACTTTCCCTTCTCGGCTTTGAATAGATCATCGATATACAAGACTTCCTTTGTTTTGAAGGGTTCGATGACTTTCATGTACTCCTTCCCATCACCTACGAACGATTTAAGTTTGACAACTTCTTCTCGCCAAAGCATATATAGCGCTTGTTTCCCTTGCTTCATCAGCTCATTGACGATTGCAGTACAGATGTGGGTCTTGCCGGCTCCGACTTGACCACCAATGAAGAACCAGTGAGCCTTATCACTCACAAAGGCTTGAGCCGATTCCTTGATGATCCTTTGCCACATTGCTTTCCCTTCAAAAGTCTCGAAGGTGTAGTCTTGGATCATCTTTTGCATTCCACTTAGTTGGACATTCACTTTGTTTTGACGCTGCTTTTGGCATTCGCAAGGCTTTAGAGTTTTATACCCTTCATCCAGGATCATGATGTAGCCCTTGTTTTTACAGATTCGACAATCTTTCCCTTTAAGATAACCTTCCTCTTCGTTATAGCGTTGGATTTGAACTTCTATACTTATACTTTGACTAGAAAGCTGCTGATTATTGAAAGGATTCGGCAAACTTTCTTGAATGGATTTCATCAGTTTTACCTCAATTTTTATTCTCGATCTCGATTTACTCAAGTGAACTTAAGTGACATGTTTATTCTTCTCTCAAGGGGGAGTAGTTCTTTAAGTTTTTCTTTAAGTATTATCTTTGTATTACTTCTATAACTTCTAAATCTTCTTATATATAGAGAGAAAAGTAGTGACAGGTATAGTGACAAACATAGTGACATTTTCAAGAAGACTTGGCGATTTTCTCTCTTATCCTTTTGGCTTTTTGGACATTGTTGTTATCTTCACGGATCTTAGCCATCTTCTTTGTGCTCTGGTATTTCTCCCAGTTTTTTATCCGAATGACCTTATCTTCGATGGTGATCATATCCTGTTGAAGGAATTCATTTAGGGCCTTTTTCATCAAGGCAACCGGATAGCCGAGATACATGGCCAAGACTTTTGCATCATAAGGAACTTCTCCTGCCACCATCAGACATCCATCCGCGTTGGATTCACCTCCAACAAGCAGAAGCAACACCCATATGTAGGCAATGGTTGATCCTTGAGGTAAACTTTTGAGATACCTCATTTTTTTGTTATGGATGAGATCAAGATGAACCTTGATCCATTTTATTTTCTTCAAGGTTATTCCCCTTTGACTTTCTGTGACCTTAGCTTTTCGAGCTTGTCACGCTTTTCTTCAATAGAGGATCGGGTATAGATGCGAGTTGTCTCTAAGGAACTGTGCCCCAGGATATCCGCGAGATCCAAGACATTGTTGTATTGAGCCATGAAGGACTTCGCAAATAGATGTCTGAAACTGTGAGGATGAACCTTGTCGAGATTAACCCTGGCAGCTCCGGCGATCGTCTTCATCTGTCTCCAGATCGTGGAATAACTGATGGTGAAGATCGGACCGGATTGGATCCGGTGATCTCGACAATATTTCCGAAGTTCTCGAGTCAGTTCCTGAGTTAGGATGATGTCTCTTTCTTTTCCTTTGTTCTTCACATTGAAGTGATAATTTTTCAAATTGGCTACAGTAAACCACTCGAGCTCATTAATACGGATCCCGGTGGTTAAAATGATTTTCATGATCAGGTAGAGATCGTTTCTACCCCTTTTTTTCGCAAATCGTAATAGTCGCTTCGCGTCAGTTTCAGTGACTACATTGGAGATGCTTGATTTTTGTTGCGTCTTAATCTGACGTACCCTAAGGTCGCCTTGACCGCACCACTTCAGAAAGGAATTGAGTATAGTGAGGTAGTTATTAATACTGGAGGTCTGGTACCCGCCTACGCAAAGGTGGTCCTTATACTCCAGAATATGTTCTTTCGTGATTTCCAGGTCATTTGGGATGAAGTCAATGAACTTTTGGACATCTCTTGTGTATTTCGAGAGTGTCTTTTTACTTTTCTCATTGAGTCTTTGTTCCAAAATGAATTGGGACTGCTTATACCGGTAATCTGCTTTAATCATAATTCGGACTGCTGTGTTGATAAGGTGATTTCACCTGTCTTGTCAAATGAAATTGAGGTGTTGGGCCATTAATTGGACAGTTCACCGGTCTCCTCACTCTGAGTTGGGTTTGTCTCTTTATATTGTTTCAAAGCGAAACTATAATTGAGTCCGAGGACCTTGAATACCAATTGTGACGGCACTTTGTTTGGCCGCAAGTTCATCGGATCATTCTCCAACTTCTTGCATTCATCAAACACTTTGGACACGTTATTCCATCGACAACCACCCATCAATTCTTTAATATCTGATTTGGTAGCATAGAGATTGAATAGGATCTTCATAACGTCACATCCCTTCTAGTTTAGTCTTTGTAGAACACTTCTTCGATGCTGACACCATAGTATTTGGCCAGCTTCACCTTTGCAGCATCACGTGGCATACGATAACCGCATTCATACGATTCAATGGCTCTAAAGGTGAGCCCGGATCCTACCGCTACCTCCTCTCTGGTTCTGGATCCTCTTAATTCGATCAGCTTCTTCCCAACACTCTCACGACTCATACCGCTTTCTCCTAACTCCCTCTGTGGGTTGCGCAACTCGTTATCAAACGTTTCGCAAACACATTCTAAAAGAGTTCAGCTCTATTGTCAATGCGTTTTGTCATATTTCACTTGCTTCATCACGTATCGTGTGATACAATGGGTGATGAGGTGAACCTATGGCTACTTTTAATGAGCGACTTAAGCAGTTAAGAAAGGCTTCTAACTTAACCCAAAGGCAACTTGCAGAGGATCTACAGATTGGTGAGAGCTCAGTGAGTATGTATGAACAAGGGCTTCGTGAGCCTGACTATGAACTATTGGAACGCATTGTCGATTACTTCAATGTCGATCTGAATTTCCTTATGGGCCGAATCGATACCGGAACATTCACTCCGGTGAGCAGGATCGTTAGATCCAAGAAGATCCCGGTCTATGGAAAGATCCCAGCCGGTACTCCGATTGAAGCGATTCTCAATGATCTGGGCGAGATTGATATTCCTGGGTGGTTGGCCAAACGAGACAACCTGTTTGGATTGATTGTTTCCGGAGACAGTATGAGTCGAATCGTTCCCGATGGATACATCGCAGTTTTAGAAAAAGCGAGCACACTTCAAAATGGGGACATCGGCGCGATCCTAGTCAATGGAAATGACGCAACCTTGAAGAAATTCTTCAAGCTGACGGATTATGTCGTGCTCGAACCACTCAGCTACAATCCTGAACACTTACCAATGATGATCGGCAAGAATGAACCAGAGGTTCAGATCTTGGGTAAGTTGGTTTGGGCTTGTGCAGCACACGAACTTTAA